AATTGCTGGTTGACTTGTTGAGTGGGCCACGGGCGGTGTAAACTTACGCCCACAATTTTTAGCGAGTTGCGTCCACGTTTCAGCATACTCTTGGTAATGCTTCATCATAGGCTCATCATTAATCATTCGTGAATCATTAGCACGCATTAAATTAATTTTAGCTCTAGTTAATCTAGTGCCAAGCTTGAAGCCTTCTTTAAATACAGCTTCATAATCTTTTTTTAATATCATTACTTTCTCCTATCTGTGTGAGTAGGGGGATTCTTTGACTACCCCCAACCTTTTCCCGACAAGTCAAACCTATATAAGTTGACTAGTACTTCAGAACCACCCTTGGACCCTTCAGACATTTGTCCATATCTTTCCTCAAGTGTGCCTTACTACCTCGTTACAGTTGTTCAGCCATACTCGGAGAATGTTGCACCATTCTCATTTAATTGTATATATAATCTAATATAATGGGAGAGTCAAGTATTATTTATAACAAACATAGAAGATTCTAAACACCAGGTGTGTACAAAAATAGGATTAATACCTTGTATTGATGCAGCTTTATTTAGATCATTTTCTATCACAACACGCCTAGCTTCACATTTATCTTGGTCAAACCACAGTTCAGCATTGTGTTTAACTGTAGGCATACCAGGCACAGATAACATAGAGATTAATAACCAAATCTTAATCACCAGCATCACCCCAGTTGTCGCCTATTTCAACGTCTACTTTGTTTGGCACTTCTAAATCAATTGCATGTTCCATGATCTCTTTAATCCTAGACTTATCCTTGTCATTAGCAACAGAAAAATCTAGCTCATCATGAACCTGAATGTGTGCCGTGTAGCCTTGTTTGGACAACTCGAGCATTGCTTTTTTAGTTTGGTCAGCTGCAGATCCTTGTATTAAGCGGTTTAATGCTTTGTAGGTCCAAGCTCTTTTAATCATATGTTCACCGTATTCTCTTTGAGCTTCAGCAAGTGATAGGGCTTTTTTGCCCCACTCATTACTTGGTTCCCATTGATCAAAACGACATCTTCTACCCTCAATCGTAGATAGAAAACCTTTCTCACCTGCTTTACGCATAGTATCCATCATTAATTTTTTTACGAACGGAACTCTTTCATGATAAGCAGCTAATAATTCTTCAGCAGTTTCTTGGTCCACGCCAAGTTGTGACATCAACTTACCTTTACCCATGCCATAAAACAAACCTAAGTTAATTGTTTTAGCTTGTTTACGAGGAATATCCGCAAGATCAGATACCATTTGATGGAAGTCCGTTTCATCATTTTCTTGATATGATTCTACAAACTTTCCTGCGCCTAGATAGTTTTTAAGACTAGCGTAATGTACGACGAGGCGTGGTTCTTGCTGTGAATAATCAAATATACCCCATTTGCAATCTTTTTCTGGAATAAAAATACTTCTGATCAGTGGGCCGAGGATAGCGTGCCGTGCAGGTATTTGCTGTAAATTAGGATTACTGTAACTAAATCTACCTGTTACTGTTCCCCCTTCGTCCGAACGCATCTGGTGGATCTCTGCGTGAATCCTCCCTCTGTGCGAATGCTTGAGAATTGTGTCGATGAACGTGGTTCTCGCTTTATTAATTTCTCTACACTCAACAACCATCTTGGCAAGCGGGCTATCATGAGTCGCAAGAAAGTTCTTGTCAAACTTTGGCTTCCCCGTTGGTGTAATATCAAAGTCCAAATTAAGTTTCTTGAATGCCTTTGCAACACTAGCAGCGGCCCATACTTCGACGTCCACTCCAGTAAGTTTTTTAATAGATCGTAAGATTTTATTTTCTTTATTAAGTAAATCATTTTTAATTTTGTCCGCTTTATCTAAATCAACCCTAACGCCCTTTTGTTTCATGTCAAACAAAACGGGAAATAGGTCGGTTTCTAGCTCAAAAATGTTTGTTAAATTTTGTTTAATAATTTCTGTGCGTAAGTGATTCCACAACCGTAATGTAACAGCTGCATCTTGTTCTGCATACTCACCTACATGCGAGGCAGGAAGCTTCCATAGTTCTGCTTTAGGATCAAGGCCCCACATTTTAGCTGCTTCGTAGAGTTGGGCTTCTGATTTTGACTCTTGTAGATAATCTTTACTTAGTGTGTTTAAATCAAATCTAAACCTATTCTCATCTACGAGTGGTGCAGCAATTAGAG